GTGTTCCTTCCGTATCAAAAAAACGGCCTCCTTTGGCCAAATTGCAGTTTTGGCACAATTGCCTCAAATTCCACAACTCATCGCCCCCGCCTAAACGCTTTGGAATCACATGATCTATGTGCATTGGGCCTTCACTCTGGGCGCATTGCTGGCAACACCCATCACGGGCTAACACTAGCTCTCGTATCTTACGCCATTGCCTTGAGCTGCCACCTTTCCAACCGCTGGACATCAATGCCACCCATGCTTTCGCCAATGTGCCAATGCACCATTGCAAATCTTTCCAGAATATCTGTGATTTATATAGCGCAAAGTCCAGTCAATCATGCGATACCCATCAAGGTTGCGATACTTAGTGTTGCGCATTTGACCAAGCCCAAAGTGATTGCCATTGGGATTGATAGCTTCTACACGCCAATTGCTTTCCTTAGTTATCAATGTGTTAAAGCATTGAAACTCTTTGTAGTTAATGATCCTTGAATGTGCATAAAGCTTTAATGAATCAATTGATGTAGTTTGTTTAACATCTTTTGTTGCATGTGCCGGTGTTGTGCCAACAATACATAGCACGGCCAAAACCATCAAACATCGGCTGCGAGCTATCCGGCTCACCGGCTCGCTACCTCGTGTAGATGGTAATGATGCTGTCAAACACCGAGCGTAATCTTGGGCGATTCCAACAGGTTTCGCACACCTGTGCATAACACCTGTGGATAACTTATTCATTGGCTTAACTCGGCAATGCGAGCATCATCCACAATCTTGATGCCAAATGTGCCACATCCCATGCATTGAGCAAACCACTCATGCTCTGTTAATTCGGCACCTTTCTTTAATCCAAAGCGTTGCTTAGGCTTTCCATAAAGCTTTTTGCATATTGCGCAATCAAATTGCAGGATGTGCATAGTTGCTCCTTATCAATGTTTCAATGGGTTGCAGATTGACCTGTGGCACAGTCCAATTGTTTTGGCTGGTGTTTTTATATCGCGGCTTCTTGGCCACAGCTACGGGCATCCAGCCCACGATGTGCATTTTAGGTGCGTTGCCTGTTACTAACACCGCAATGTCACGATCCTCGCGATCGCTTTCTTGAATCCACAAATTGCTGTTGGGATTGGCTGACCATTTGACTTCAATATGTTCGCCAACATCGGCCTTTGATTTATCCCATGTGATGCCAGGTTGATACTCATAACCTAACCGCTTGGCCACCACCATTTCAGCCAACATTGATTCGCCCATTTGTGCCACATACTCGAACCATGAGAGGTTTTTAACGATGCGTGAGCTGTGGTCTGCTGATCTGTCGTGGCAATGTGATATGGCTGCAATCATGCATTGCACCTCCTCAATGCGATCTATCATCGGCAATCTCCACAAAACCAAATGATATTTTCAGTGCGGTCATAACCTTTTTGATAACCGAAATTATCAAATTTGACCAACCTTGAGCATTTGTCACATTGCTCCACTTTGTATTCTGCAATGATTACGCCATCTTCCATAAGTGTGCAGTTCATAGTTCTTGGATTGATTATTTCGATTGGTCCGCTCATGGTCACACCTGTGGCTTAAAAGTGCCATCGCTAGTTAGCATATACCATTGAGGTTTGCATTGCTTTTCTTTGATTTTCTCGCTGCAAAAGTATCCGGCCCAAGCTTTAGGTGCATCGGGTTTGCTTTGATTCCATCGCATTGATCCATGTGAGCACATCGGCACACCATTGACCGCCCATCCAGTTTCATCAGCTTCTTCGGCTTCTTCTCTGGTCTTATAGCTTGGCACATCACCATGCTTTGTTGTCCAGTAGTCATAATCAGCAGCTGGTGTTTCAGTCTTAACCAATGCCATGACCTCTTTTGTGGCCTTTTCCGTGCCACCCATGACCAATGCCATCACGCGCATCAAAGCTGAGGTGCAGGTATCTTCAACCATCCAACGCCTCATTTTGTCGCTGTAAGCTGCAAGAAACCCATGTGCATAATCAATGGCAGCAGGATCAATCTCTGTCTGATTTCGCCATGCTTTAGCTTGAACAAGCACATAGCCTTTTTCTGCATTAAATTCAATAATGTGCGTTTCAAGCCGACCTTGCGGGTAAGTGGCAATCCAACGATCTGTGCGCTCCTTGTTGCCTTCGTAATTGTCCATGAACGCCATTAGCGCACCGCCTGACCTGATGCATGGCGGCCTACGGCCTTGCCTCGCTGATAGCCATCTTTGTGGCCTTCTTTGTATCCAACCGCATAGCTGCAAATGGCCCATAAAATGCAGGCCACCAACATAAATATAAACAAACCAATTTCACCTGATGTCATTTTCTTGCTCCCGTTTCTGGAAGCCGTGTTTCAGCTCCCAAATACAGAGTGACAGGCAATGCCGACAAATTCAACAATCATGCGTAAATTGTGGCGTGTCGCTACTTCTTTAAAGCTATCTCAAGGAGTAGTTGATCTAGTCGTGCTTCTATCCTGCTCACTTGATCCTTGAGTGAATTGCCCCCATTCGGTGAAAGCTCGCGCATGATCGATTTCACCATGAATCTCATTGACGAATAGATGGCAGTCAGCACCGCAAGAACAAGCCCACCAACCGCCGTCCATTCGCCTACACTCACTTTTTTAAACCAAGATCATCTTTAGGATTTGCCCAACGCGCAAGCATTGGCACTAATCCAGCAACCAATCCCATTGCCAAATCCTTTGGATTCTGATTCCCAGTCATCCAAACAGCTAACATTCCAGCAACAGAGCTACGCGCCCAAGATGCCAACAGAGCTTTTGTTTTATCCATTATTTTTCTCCTTTTGGTCGGTCGGGCAAATCACCCGAAAACGCGCCATAAGTTGGTCGGCCGTAACCGACAACAAATGACCTTGCTCCCAAAGTTCGAGATTTCACCATGACTTCGCCGCCATTTCGTTGATCTCCGGCACCGCTGGTGTTGCCTTCAATTGTCACGATTTGTTTCTCCGATGCCCGGATAACTAAACCAATGTGATTGATTGTCACCTTGTCATCAATGATGAAATCGAAAAACACAAAATCACCAATCTTTGGTGTTTCGTGCCATTGCTTGTTTTTCTTAAACGCCTCTGCTCCGGCTTTGGTGCTGACCACATTTGGCACTTTGACACCAGCTTGATCCGCGCACCAATTGAGAAATGACCCACACCATGGCAGCTTGTCGGCTTTCATGTGTTTGCCATACTTTGTCTCGTTGTTTCCAGTCTCAGCTGTGCCAACCTCGGCAAGAGCGATTTGGATCAATCGAGGCAATGTACCTTGCGGGAAATTACTCATTGGCTCGTGCCACATCAGGTAATGGCGGTCTAATTTCTGTGAGTGTCAATCCTTCAGATTCTGCATCTTGAACAATCGCAATCCATTTGCCTTGGACTAATTTTGTTGTTGTGTAGGCAGTTGTCGGCGGTTGCGTTTGTAATGGATAACCAAGTAATTCCATAAGGTTATTGTGCCAAGCATCAAAATCTGCCTTACTATCCCATTGATACCAATTCCACATTACACACCCCATTTTGCGGCTAGATATTGTTGAGTAGATAAAATGTCACCAGCAGATAAAACTGAATCATAAATAATAATTTCCCCAAGTTTTCCACTTAAACCATAACCGCCACCTGCCGCATAATCTCCAATTCTTAAAGATTGTGCAGGCGCACTTGTGCTTCTAGTATTTGTAAAAGTATTATTTTTAATCGCTGAACCTTGTTTAACTCTCCAGTCAGATCGATTGGCAGCAGTTGCGTTAGTTGGTTGGCTGATTTGCGTTAAATAGGTAAAATTAGCGTTAATAGCATTATTTCCAGCTTTATTTTCAGCAACAAACTGACCGCTTGACCCTTGCGTGACTACCCACTGCGGATTGTAAGGCGCATTTCCTTGCCAAGCAAAACCGACTGCACTTGATGTTCCCGTATTAGTATCTAAAATTACGCCGTAATCAAGAGTGGACAAGGCATAAGACATAAAAATAGTTGCATCTGCGCTGTGTAAAAATGTCCAAGTGCTGGCCGCTGCTGTTGATTGCAAACTGTCACCGCCGTCAAATGTCAATACATTCAATGAGTTTTGAGTAGTTGCTCCAGAGGTTGGTTTGTATGCTGAAGTTGCCTGAGTAAATACATAAGAGTTTGCACTTTTGTCTGTCCATTGGCTAACTGCACCACCGGATTGTGTGATGTAAGTGGTGTCAGATGAATCAAGCCAAAGTTTATACCCAGAAACAGGTGGGCCTAAATGACCTGAGATTTGAGAGGCAAAAATTCCTAATCTGCTCATTTAGGATAGATCGCCAATAACTGTGAATACATTGCTTGCAGTGCAAATCACTGTGCAAGCTGAATAACGCGCACGCAATTTTGGAGCAGCAGCAGATGCACCGGTTGAAGTGATGGTTACACCTGCACCGGCTGCAAATGTTGTAAGTCCAACGCCAATTGATTGGACATCAAATTGCTGACCCGCGCTAAACACTGATGGTGGAATGGTTACTGTAATTGCGCTTGCATTTGATGTTGTAACTAATTTGTCTGCATCTCCTAAAACAAATGTGTAAGTTGTGCCAGTTTGTGCGTTGAATGTCAAAATCTTTGGTGTTGCAGCAGCAGCTAAATCATAAGCTGATTTCACCGCTGCTGGTACTGCTGCAGTTGTTGTTGATGTGCTAGATGTAGAATTTTCTAGCTGCACGGCACCTTTTTGCGCTGTTGTGCCGTCCTGTATGCCAACAGTAATGGCACCAGATGTGCCACCGCCCGTTAAAGGCGATGTAGCTGTAATGCCTGTGATGTCGCCTTGATCATTGGCAATCCACACGAAGTCCATATCGGTTGCTGAATTTTTTGACAAAATGTAGCCTGATGCGCCGCCTAATAAATCAGCCAATGATGTTGCAACAGCTTGGCCAAACACCTCAAAATCTGCCGGCAAATCTGTGACCAAATCTGTTGCCGTAGGCATTTGCCAGCTAAATGGTGTTGTTGGATTACTCATGTTTTCTCCTTACGCTACGACTAACGCATCAGCCCAATTTAGGCTTCCGCTAATTGTGTTCCATTGTTCTGCCGCTGATACATCTTCCCATTGCATGGCTTGCAAGCTAAATGACAGCGGAGAAATTATTGCGGTTACTGACACCGAATTGTAGGAGGCACGCCATGACCAACCTTCAACAAATCCAAGATAAGTGCCGGAAGCCATGTTAAGCGGTAAATCGGTTATGCGTAATGGCAAGCCCATAAAAATGCCAATTAAAGCATCCCGGTCTGCATCATCAATTTCAGAGTTTGTAAGCTCAAATGTGATTTGGCTAAAATTAGCCTGTGGGTAGGCTCGAAGAGTCAAATAAAACGCCGCTTGATCCTCTGCATCGTTCTGATGTTTGACTGTTGTTGTGATGATTTGAGCTAATTTGCCATAAGCCAAAATTGATGCAGCATCGCTATCTGTAACCTCGGAATTTGAATTGGTGCCATATTTGAGCACAATCTCGTTTCTAATGTCACCAGCTCTAGTTTGCACAAATAATGAATTGGCAAGTGCCTGAGCTGCTGAAACATCGGTGTATCCGTTTGTCGCTAAATAAATTGATCGGTGAAGAGCCGCGGCATAGGATATTCGGCCTTGAGCATCTTCGTAAATATAGCCTAATCCCGATGTTGCCAGAGCTGACACCAATGAATAGACATCAATGGTTGATGATGATCTTGCTGCCAATTCATAGCTGCCAGGTGTGTCAATTTCGCCCAAGCCTGAGTTTTCGGCATCCTGCCATTGGATCGTTGGATCATAAGTAGTCCATGTCAAAGCTGCTGGCACTTCATTCCAAGCATTGACCAACAAATCGGTGAGGATGGTTAGAATCTGATTTCCATCAAAATCCTGTGACAAAACACCATCGGTCAATGCTTTTGGCAATCTAGCCAAAGCTCCCACAGCTGTAATTCTGACAGATTGGTTAATGCCGACCACACCCGATGCGGCTATGCCAATGCCTAAATCAACGACTGTGCCGCCAAAGATTGGCACAAATGTAGCTGTGGAATCTTGCAATTCAATAGTGACAGAATCATTGATTTCAATGTCAATGTTGGATTGATCCAAATTGATTAACTCTAGGCTGACATATCCGGCATTTGCTTGCTCATAAATGTTTGTGCGCCCGGATGTAGTCGAAAGGTTAGCCAACACATAATTTGTGTATTGAACACCTGCAATTTTAACGCGCCAAATTGGATTAAAAATTGTCATAAATAAACCAAATTGGCCGCGCCGTTTGTTCCTCTAAAAGTTGAATTGTTGAGAGCGTTGGCTGTTGCGCGGCTAAAACCTTCTTCATCAATAATTGATGGCGCATTGACATTAATGGTAATGCCGCCTTGAGCGGCTAATCGTGCGGCGTTTTGAGAGTCTGTAAAACCGCCTCCACCTTGCGCTATTAAACGCGCCGCATTTTGTGAATCTGTGAATGCACCTGTAATGGCTTTTGTTGCCGTTGCAGCTGTAGCCACGGCAGTAGCTACACCACCTCCACCACCTCCGCCACCACCACCAGAAACAGTTGTGCTGGTTGTTGATCTGCCGCCACCGCTAATTGCTCCAGGTGTGCCAGTCGTGGCAAAAGTTTCTGCACCACTTACATCACTTGATCTTGCCAAAGCATTTGCTCCAGCTAAAACACCAGCAGCTAGTGCCACCGCTCCAACACCGAGCAATGGATTAAGCGCAAATGCGGTTGCAATACCCGCAACAATTGCTGATGCTTTAAGTAAATTGTACGCCTTAATCAAAGTATTGATTAACGCAATAGTAGCTACAACAGCTGCACTTATTTTGGACACCACAAAAAGTGTGCCAATTACAGCTGCAACAGCAATCAATTCGTCTTTAAACTCAATAACTGTGCCAATAAGATTTCTAATTTTTTTGCCCCACTCAATGGCTGTCACCTGTGAATCGGTCAATCCATCTTTAAGACCATCCTGACCGGTTAGACCATCTACAAAGCTTTGAACAACAGGCACAACATCGCTGAGAATAAATGCCGTTAATTCTTGAATTACCGGAAGCAAGGCCGCGCCAATTTGTTCCTGAACTTCATCGGTAGCAATCTTTATTCGAGCAAAGGCCTTTTCCGCGCTTTGTGCTTCGTTATCTGCAAAACCGCCAAAAGTCTTTGTAAGCGTTGCAAAAACCAAATCAAAATCCTTAGATTTGAGAATTGATTGATCTATGCCTAAGCCTAAACGACCTAATGAGGCAAGGTTGCCGTCATAGGCCTTGCCTAACGCATTTGCCACAGCTTCCAAAGGTTTGCCCGTAGCTGATGAAATATCCAAAGCTAGGTTTAATAGTTTTTGGGCATCCTCAACATCTTTTGTTGATCTGGTCAATCTGGCAAAAGCTGGCCGCAATTCATCATCGGTAACACCAATTGCAATTGATGTTGTTGAGATATATTGCTCAACACCTTTAATTTGTGCGGCTGTTGCATCCGTTGTGTTTTCAATGGTCAAAGCCAAAAGGCGTTGTGCCTTTTCATCAGCGGCGGCGTTTTTTATTGACTCGACCGCAAATGCACCGATTGCAGCTCCGGCAGCTGCAAAAGCTAAGGCGGCTTTTTTGCCAAATGCTGTAAATTGGTCGCCAATGGATTCGGTGTCTTTGCCAGCTGTCTTAATGCCTTTTGTAAATTCAGCAACATCTGCCAGCAACGACAGCTTGAGCGTTCTTGATCCTTGGGCGGCCATTTACCACACCTTCACAATCTGTGAAAAGGCTTCTGCCCATTGGGTAACAATTTGAGGCTGTTCTGCCTTAAGTGTTGGATAAATAAACCAACCTTTTGAGCCGCGGCCTTCACGACCCGACCAAATTGGAAATTGCCTGTATTTGTTTGATCCAAATTCATAGCCGCCCCAAAGCTGCTGAGTTGTGCCACCGCCAGAGAATTTCTGTGAGGCAAAACCAAATGACATTTCGCCAACCTTGGATGATTTGCTTACCCGTGAGCCTTCTGCAATGCGCCTTGAAGCTGCGTCTCTACCTTGAGACTTAGAAATGATTTTGCCTTGAAGATAAGTGGCAAGGCCATTGGAAACGGATTTGGCTTTAGTGACAGCTTCATCATCCATGCCTTTGAAAGCGTAAATGATTGATCGTAATTCAGCTTTGTCAAAAGCCACCGCATCCTCAGCCATTTCGCTTCTCCAATATCTCGATTGCCGTGAGTAAATCCTCAGCTGTTTTAAATTCGCTAAGAGGTTGGCCACTTGCAATGGCTACCTCCCAAAGAATCCTATTTATGCTTCCGGACTCATAACTTTTGGGTTTGCATCACCGACAATTATGTCAGCAACAGTCTCACACCAAATTTCAAATGGCTTAACAGTTTTGCCAACCATTTCGCGTTTCATTGCGTGGTATGCAAGAAACAACAGATCAGACACGCCCATTTTGTCTTGAGCTTGTCCAATCGTGTTGCCAGTCTTGTTTTCCCATTTTGCCCATTCTGCTGGATGTGCAATGTATGTTTCGGCATTGCCATCCGTGTATTCAATTGTGATTGGTAGTTTCATGCTCCCGAACTCCTTTTTATAGTGTTGGTGTTGTCACACAGGTAAATGCTAGTGAAACAGTCTGTGCATCTGGTGCTGTGCCTCCAGCTGATGGGAAAATTGGCTGCACATCAAAATTGAACACCGATCCTGATGCAGCTGTAAATACAACCGCCAATGGTGTGTTTGGTGCTGTGTCTGCCGCTGTCCAAAGTGCGTTGCACAATGATCCACCTGCTGGCCAGTCGGCGAGCATTTCAACAGCAAACGATCCTTGCGAATCTGTCGTGTAATATGCCTTGCCCAAAAGTGTTTGATATGTATTGATTGTTGAATCAATAGTTAGAATTGCGGATGTGGCCTGAGCATCATAAGTATCACCAGCAATGGTGAATGTGATATCTCTGCCGGTCACGATAGTAGTTGGCATGATTTCTCCTTAGTTGGTGTAGTAGGTGCTGACTTGCAAATCGGCTGTCAGGTATTTGCCCGCACCGACTTCCAATGGTTGAGGTTGATTGACATTGCCGACTTCATAACCTGATGGCATTGTGCTGATGATGTCAATCATAAGTTGTTCAAGATTGTCCAAAGCTGCTGCATTGTTCATATAAGCAACAACACCAGTTACAGTCAAATTGATTTTGACTTTAGTTGTTGCACCATTGATTAAAACGCTCTCAAGATAAGGTGCATCCGGTATTAAACAAATGCTTGGAGATGTCATTGCCTCTGGAATGCCGTTATAGACATTGGCTGCAATGGTTGAAAGTGCAGTTTGCAATGGTGTGCGGATGTCAGCTTCAATGGTCATTGGCACATTGCCTCAACATCCAAGAATGGGCCTAACAGGCCAACGACTCTATTTGTCAAGCTGCGACCGAGCACAAATGGTGATGGCTGAAAATTGTCTGCCATGATTTGATTGCCGGGAGCTGTGATGCTTTGAAAAATCTCAACCGAAACGACCAAAATTGCGTTTTCAATAGGCGGTGTGCTTGCGTACAGCTGTGCAGCTGATGATCCGCTCAATGTAGCCAATGCGCTTGGGATAAATGGCAATGGGTATGTGCGATCCGCGGCAGCTGTGGCTGCTGTGAATGTAAATGGCTCAATACGATCATCGGTGACTGTGTAAGTGCCATTGTAGGTTCCGGCCCCGGTAACAATGACAGATTGCCCCGGCACGAAATAATTTGGCCGGATAGTTGTGAAATAAATGACGGCATTATCCACATTGGCAAATGTCACCGATGATTGGTATTGCGTAAGTAAAGGCAAAATCGTTTGCTCAGCGGAATCAATAAAAGAATCCAATTGAGCATCGCTGTACAAAGAAACTGAGACACCAAGAATTGACCTCAGCTGTGCGGCTGTGACTATTGCTGGCATCTCAGTTCCTTTCGTGTCAGTAGCGTTCGGGAGCGACCGCTACCGATAGTGATTTGTTAGTCGGCTCAGGTCTGGTTCCAGCATGCGCCAAATGGAATCTTTGGAGCAATTGCTGCATAGCCGTAGTAGAGAATATCAATGGTTCCATCGCTCTGAATTGCTGTGCGCAATGTAAAGCGTGGTGACTCATACCATGTCCAAGCATCTGGATTAATAACAGCCATTGAGAAATCACCTGTTGATGTTGTTGGTCCAGCGTTACCAATTGAACGAGAAACAAAGAGGTTTAGACCCGGTGAAACTACACCGCGCAATGAATCGCCTCTCACATTTCCTGCCTGATTGCTAGGTTGCGCCGCATTGTATAGCGGTGCGCCATTGTCGTTGTAGCCCATGATGTTTGTCCATTGTCCAGGAGAAACAACGATGTTACGAGCAAAACCAAGTGATGATGAATAAACAGCACCGGCAGCTTGTGATGTGTAAGCAAGGAATCCTGTTGATGAGTTTGCATTCACACCAGTTTGCTGACCTGCACCAGCAATTGTGCCAACGGCAAATTCATCAGTTACTTTTGCATAAGCAAATTCAAGATTTTGCAAAAGAGCTGTTAGATATTCTGGACGGCTGCGATCAATGAGTTCGACAGTTGAGATTGCGCGGCCTTTGAATGATTGAACAGGTACGCTCAAGAATGTTGCTGATAATGATGATTCTGTGACAGGTGCATTTTCTGCAACATTGGCCACAGTAGGCACGGCAGTAACGCGAGGAATTTCAAATGTCATTCCTTCGCCCACAAGCGTTTCACGGCTTAGCGCATCAATCATTCCGCGATCAGCGTTAGCCAATGCATTAACAACCTGTGTGCTTTGAGGCGTTGGCACCATTCCGGGTGCTGTGCCAGTCGTATTATCGGCGGCCTTGATGTATTGGCGTGAATCTTCATCATGAAGAATTGTTGCCTTTAGATAGTGCTCAAGGTATGAAACCTTTGACACAATTGGTGATCTTGGAGCTGTGTAATAGGCAGGTCGTGATGCCTGTACAGCTTCAGCTGGAGCCTCTACCGGTTCAGCGGCAGGAGCGGTGTTTTCGGTAGTGTTATCCACTTTGTCTCCTTCATTTGGGTTTGTTGTCTCTGTAACTGTTTCAGTTTCAGAATCTTCTGATGCTGCTACCTCTGAAACGCGTGCAGATCGCACGGCTGGTTCGGTAACAAGTGCCACGCCTTTAAGCTGGCCATTCAAAACTTTCATAGTGCCATCTTTTTGCATTTCATAATTATCAACGGCTAGTTCAATGCTGAAACCATCGCGCAATCCATCCATGGCCTCAACCAATGCATCCGTGCCGGCTGTCGTGTTTGCAATTTTAAAGGTAGCTGTCATTTCTTTATCATTGACGCTCATGGCAATGCTCTTTCCAATTCTGCGTGTGTTGTCATGCTCAAGGTTTAAAAAAACATCTTGAGGCACAATTGATCCACGGGCAAAAGTGACTTTGCCTGTTGATGCATTTGCTTGCTCGTTGAATGCAACTATGCGCCCGGTGATTGTTCTTGAATCCGAATCAGCTGCCGTGATTTCCATCGGTGTTGTTAGCTTCATGAGATCATATCCTCCATTTGTCTAATTTCATCGGTAGTGATTGCTCCGATGTCAAATAAAATCTTGTAAATCTCTGCACGCTCTTTTTCTGAGCCGCGTAGGTATGCCTTTAAATCAAATTCAACGCGCTGTGTTGATGGCGTGAAATCTGGCATTGAGAGCCTGCTGCTTAAACTATTCATCAGCGGCAAAAGTGAAAAATCTAACAAGGTTTGACGCGCCGTGCTGGCGTTTGCATAGGTCATGGATGATCCAGTCGGCGCATCAATAAAGTAAGCCGGAATGCCAACGGCTCTGGCTAATTCTGTTGCAATGATTTCGCGTGCAGCATTGAGGCCAATTTGCTCCGGCGTAAAGCCAACAGTCTCCATTGTGATGTCAGCATTAAGAAACGCTGTGCCACGATTTCTGCGAGCTGCGCCCCAAGCATCAAGCAATTTTGCAATGCGGTCAGCTGGTAATGCTGTGCCATTGGATTTCAAAACCATTGATGGCACCGGTTCGCGTGCATACATTGCAGCAGCTCTCTCAAGCTCTGCACCCGCGCGGATTGTGCGACCAGCTCGATTTAATAAACCTTCATCATTGCCATAAAACACAACAAGTGATCCAAGGCCTGTGTATGGCACCTGCATTCCATCAACTGTGTAATACTCAATTTGCGTGCCTTTGTCGTTTAAGAAAACACCAACGCGATTAGGAGCAACGCGCCACATCTCACGCACTCTGCCGGTGTCAGCAAATTCAGACATAATTTGAAAATAACTAAACCCCGTAAAAAGTAAATCTTCGGCAGCCCAACACCATGATGCAGCTCCCGGCACCCGCTTATCTGGATCGTTAATCACGACAGGTTGATCAATAACCTGACCTGTTGTTTTGTCGCGAGTAATCATTGGAATCGTGGCAATTGAATTGCAAATCATATTTCGTGCGCGTGCAATTGCTGGCACACTCATTGCTTCTTCACGGCTTGCAAGATAATCAGCTCCACCAAATGGAAAAAATGCATCAAGAGTCGGAGCTGGCCCAATTTGTGCAGCTATGTCAGCACCGCGCATAGGCGCGACAGCTTCAATAGTGCGTTTGCGGTCAAATAATCCCATGGGCGCATTTTCTCAAAATGTCAAGCATCAACCCACTAAAATATCTATATCCGTTTCCGGGCGTGTCGCAAAGTGTGTTACCAATGCAGATGCTACGGCCGCGCATACAGCCGATTGGCTGGCTCGCCTTCCAATAACCCATCCTCCATCGCCACGCCTCAATTGCACAGCTGAAAGGATTTGTTCTGTAAGTGAGGCTTGATTTCGGTGTTTGAGTCTGCCGCTGTTAATCGCGCCCAAAAGTTCGTCACAGCTTTGAGGATAATCCGAATCCATGTCGTGAATTGGAATGCCGGCTGGCTGCATTCTGGCCGCTACTGCGCCCGAAGTTCGCCGGCTGTAAAGCAAATACTCAATTGGATATTTGCGGCAATAAGAGGCGGCATCGTTGGCAATGGCGCGATCATCGAGCTGAATTGAGTTTTCCCATGTATGAAGCAGCTTTACGACAAATGATTCCAAGCCAAGCTTTTGAGCAGCCACCAAAGCGGCGTGTTTTCTGTCAGGCGAAATGTCAATAGCCATCCATGTGAGCTTGTCATCATCAAGATCAATTGTTTCGTCACCACAGGCTTGCCATTCTTTGGCACCTACAACGCTGGAAATTGTTTGAACAAATCTACAAAGCACCTCGGTCATAATAATTTCTGCCGGATCATTTAAAATGGCACGGAGATTATCGGGATGCATGGTTATGTTCAAAGCTGGATTACAGGTAGCGGCATTTTCAAAGGAAATCTCATCTGTCGGAGCCGACCACTCAAACCATCCAATATCATCATCCGCACCGGCGGCGGCTGCCAAGCCTCTTTCGCGTAACATTTGCAAAACTACTGAGTGTGAATCTCCGGCATTTGTAAAGCCATTAACCTGCGGATTTTTCGCTGCCATCAGAGCAAAACGCAATGAGGCAAAAGATTCAAGATCATGCATTTCACGAATTTCGTCCAAATGCACAGTTGTTGGTGAGGCACCACGAGCAGCTGAGCCGCCGGCCTTAATCAAAAATCTTGATCCATTTAGCAATTGGATTTCTTCCGCTCCATGTTGCCAACGGATGCGCTTTACCTGAGCTGATAAATCGGCGTGCTTATCAATCATTAAGACAAGCTGCCTAAATTGCTCAAGAGAGGTCACTAGCCGGTGAGCCGATGCAATCTGCAAGGATTCATTCCACTCAAACATTCCCATTGCAATCCGGGCAAGCATGTATGTTGATTTTCCTTGTTGTCGTGGAAGCATGGCAATTGAGATGGGGTGCTTCCATCTCCCATCACTTTTTACCTTTAAGGATTGCTCAGCCAGCCATTTTTGCCATGGCATAAAACCCCCATCGATGAATCTGTCAGCAAAATCAATGAGTTCAAAGCCTCGCGTGGGCAAATCATTGAGCGGTGAGTGGATTCGTGGAGCTGTTACCGGCAAAAAAACCGATTCCAGCCCATCTAAGCCTAGTTCAGCCGTATCGCTACCAACTATGACCTGTTCATCCTTAATCATGACTTATCGACTCGTTTTGGGGTATAAACACACCAT